TCGGAATATAGGGAACCTTTTATTGGTGGTGGGTCTATTGCTATTGAAATAACTAAATCTAATCCAGATATTCCAGTATGGATAAATGATCTCTATGTTCCTCTTTATAACTTTTGGGTACAGTTGAGGGATAGAGGAGAAGAACTGTCTGAGAGGGTCAGAGAAGAGAAGCAGAGGACGTTGGATGAGGGTGATAAGGATAAAGTAACTGCAAAGGCTAAAGAACTTTTTAATAGATATAAAGCAGAGATTGATACTTATGATGACTTTGAGAAAGCAGTAGCGTTCTTTATAATGAATAAGTGTAGTTTCTCAGGACTCACAGAGAACAGCACATTTTCGCAATCAGCATCTAACTCTAATTTTTCTCTTGTAGGTGCAGATAAACTTGCACAGTTTTCTAAGTTGATTAAAGATTGGAAGATTACTAATATAGATTATTCAGAAGTGATGAAAGCATCTGGTTCAAGTGATACATTTGTATTCTTAGATCCTCCATATGATATAAAAGATTTCTTATATGGAAAGAACCGTGAGATGCATAAATCATTTGATCATAATAGATTTGCAGATGACGTTTATAATTGTGTCCACAAGTTTATGATAACTTATAATGTTAATGATAGACTTAAAGAGTTATATAAAAACTACAATCTAAAGGAGTGGAAGTTGAGGTATTCTATGGCACATCGTGGAGATAAAGGAACTGATGAGAATATTAAAACAGAATTATTGGTGACTAATTATTCTATAGTTCCACAAACACCTTTGGAGGTAGTATGGAATTAAAAGATTGGTTGAATTCAATTAATTTAACAAAGCAGATTCCTGAAGATCCTGCTGAGATTAAAACTTATACTCCTTATATTATCAATCGTTGTTTGTCAGGACATCTTGATTGTGTTCTCTTTGCTAATGAAATGAACAAGTATTCTTTTCTTGATAAAGATATGCAATATTCTTTTTATCTAAATACACTTAGGAAAAAGAAGAGATTCAGTCCCTGGCTCCGAAAGGATAAAGTCACAGATCTTGAAATCATTAAACAATACTATGGTTATAGTAACGAAAAAGCATCTAATGCTTTAAAGATATTAACCCCTGAACAAATTAATTACATTAAACAACGACTTGAAACTGGAGGATCGAAATGACTGATACCGTTGAACCTACCGTACAGTGGTCGCAAGACCAGATGGTAGAAATAACTTTAAACGAACCTGACGACTTTTTAAAAGTCAGGGAAACACTTACAAGAATTGGTGTAGCATCAAGAAAGGAAAAGAAATTATATCAGAGTTGCCATATCTTACATAAACAAGGAAGATATTATATCGTACATTTTAAGGAGCTGTTTGCGTTAGACGGAAAACATGCTAATCTTACTGTTAATGACGTTCAACGTAGAAATCGTATTGCTCGTCTTCTAGCTGATTGGGGTCTTATATCTATAGTAAAACCTGATTCAGTATCTGATATTGCTCCACTTAATCAAATTAAAGTTCTTGCTTATAAGGACAAAGGAGATTGGGTATTAGAGCAGAAGTATAATATAGGAAAAAAAGGAAAGACTCAAGAAACCACTGATTAAACAAACGATTTTATTATGGATTATTTAAAGTACGGTAAACAGGATCAACAACCACAGAAACCTCAACAACAAGGTTTTGGAAAGGTTCAACAACCACAGAAACCTAAACTTACTCAAGATGATTTTTATTTTGGTGATTTAGTTAATAAACCACAACAAGAAATTTTCAGTTCTCCTTTATCCTCACAAGAAGCTTCTTCGGATAGTGTTCCTGAATTTTTTAATGCTAAAACTGAAAAGAATGAGTTTGGGGATGAGGTGGTGAACTTATTTCCTGTTCCTGTGATGATTTGTTCTTGTCCATTTAAATATGATGAAGAATTGAAAATGATTAGACAGGAACCATGCACTAAAGACGAAAGATTAATTTCATATAATAATATATCTGATGATACATTTATTCTTAACCGTCCAGAATTAACAAAAATTAGATCATGGATTGATACAAAAATTGAAGTTTTTAAAAAAAGTATATTAGGATATAAAAATGATTTAATTATTACACAATCATGGGTGAATAAAAATAAAAAAAATGAACAACATCATATCCATAGTCATCCTAATAGTATTGTAAGTGGGGTATGGTATCCTTATATTCATGAAAAATTACCACCTATTGAGTTTTATGATACCCATGAAAGGGAAGTTCAACCAATAAAAGAAACATTGAATATCTTTAATAGTGGATCATATATGCTACCAATGAATATGGGTGAGTTAATAATGTTCCCTTCCAATCTTAGACATTCTGTTCCTCCGAATATATTTGATGAAGAAAGAATTAGTTTATCATTTAATACATGGTCTAAAGGTAGTATGGGTGATAAACAATCATTAACGTATCTTCCATCAGATAGATGAGTATAACCGTATAGGGATTTGGGATAGAAGTGTTATAATTAGTATTGGATGCCGAAAGGATCCAAACTTAAAACACTCGCTTAATAAGGAGCTACTATCATGGGTAACCTAGCAAGGTACACCGCTGCAGATCTTCCAGCATTATTGGACAGGATCTCAAAGAACAGTATTGGAATGCATGACTATCTTGATCGTGTATTTGATTTTCAAGAAACACAGTCAAATTATCCACCATATAATTTAATACAATTAAACAATCATGAGTCGAAACTCGAAATCGCCTTGGCGGGGTTCAAGAAAGATGAGCTCAAAGTCTATACGGAGTTTGGAAAACTATTTGTCCAAGGCAGAAAAGAAGAATCGAAAGTTGATGGAGAATTTGTCCATAAAGGACTGGCCCAACGTTCCTTTGAACGAGTCTGGACGGTCTCAGACGATACGAAGGTTGGATCCGTCAAGTTTGAAGACGGACTCCTCACCGTACAGTTAAATAAAATTGTACCAGAACATCATGCAAGGAAAGATTTTCTTTAGATAATATTAAGGGGTCTTTACAGACCCCTTTTTTGTTGCTATAATTAGTATAGATAAAATTTTATTATGAGTGAAGACGCTAATCGAATTGCTTCAGCACTTGAAAGAATAGCTACTGCTCTTGAAAAGGGTGCTCATATAAACATCGATCATGGTCATATAGAACATATAGATCATGTTGATGCTATTGATAATATTCAACATGGAGATGTTGATGTTCACAATCATTCTTTTTAAACATGCCTAAAGAAAAAGTATATGTTCCTGTAGTGGAACCAAAATCAACTTCATGTGTAGAGTATGTGGAACTTGGTAGGACTGTAACTCCTCAACCAGTATTCAGAAAGGATACTATTCGTGTTAGAGTGTTGCAAAGATGTTTGGGTAATCCGTCAGAAACCTTTAATACAGAAAAGCATTGGGAATATGATGTTCCATGGCCTGTAGAAGAAGTTAAGGTTGAAGAAGTTGTTGTAGAAAAACAACCAGTAAAGGAAAAGAAAAATCTCTTACAAAGGATTGCAAATGCCTAATCAACAGACACTTAAGTTCACTATCAGACAAGATGGTTATGTAACTGAAGAAGCAACTGGTTTTACTTCTCATCAGTGTGTTGAAATTACTGAATCAATAGAGAAGAAACTTGGAACTTTAGAAACCCGTCAATTTAAACCCGAATTCTATTCTAACAATGTCGCACTTCAGCAGAATCAAAACGAAAATCAAGAACAAACCTGAATTAGAGGAAGCATTAGTTCTTCTTCAATATAATGTAACGGAAGATCAAGAACTTAAAGTTACTGGTCCTCATGGAATAAAGCATGAGGTTGTTGAGGCAGATCTTGCTATTGGAAAAGATGTTGGTTTTCGTATGAATCCTGTGTCAGGTGAGTATGAATTGGTTGCAGATTTAGAAACTTGGAATCAACCCATCTCGGTAGAAAGGTTTCTTGACAAAGTGAACCAACAGTATGCTAGAATGACAATTCACAATCAAGTTAAGAAAATGGGATTTCAAGTTGAGGAAGAATGGGAAATGGATGATAACTCCATAGAATTAACAGTCACACGTTGGGTTTAAACTATGACAATTAAATTATGCCTCCTTAAATCTGGAGAAGATATTATTACTGATCTCACTGAGATGCGTACTGAGGAAGGACCACAGGGAAGAGTGATAGGATACTTCTTTGAGAAGCCTTGTGTTGTTCAGATGAAAAATCCTCAATCACAAGCCCCTGATGGTAATACTAAAAAGGCAGGATTTGAAGTTTCTTTGTTTCCTTGGCTCCCTTTAACTCCAGAAACTAAAATTCCCATTACTGCTGATTGGTTAATCACTATGGTTGAACCAACTGCTAAATTAAAAGAAATGTACATTGAGGATGTATTACATGGACCAGATAGTAAAGATAGTTCATCTGACGACAAATCAGATTCTGATAACTGAACTTGCTGAAATTGCAGCAGTAGTTCCTGGTGAACCTGATTGTAAAATGATAAATCCATTTACAATCAAACAAGATCAAACTTTAGAACCTTGGTTGCTTAATGTGACTAAGGATGATATATTCA